GAAGGGACTTGTTCCGGTTTACCATCCTCACTGGACTGCGCTTGGGTGAAGCCGTGAGGGTACGTGTAGAGCACGCTCAAGGTAACGTCCTGCGGGTTGATGGTAAGGGTAGTAAGACCCGGCGAGTGCCTCTCACTGAGGAAGCCTTACAGTTACTACACAAGAATGATGGGTTCTGGAGGTTCAGCTACACCAACGTCAAGTCAATGATGACCCGCCTCAAGAAGCGCCATGGATTGCCCATTACCTTCCACACCCTGCGCCACACCACAGCCTCACGTCTTGCCATGCGCGGCGCTAGTGTTCTTGTCATAAAGGCGCTACTCGGCCACGATAGCCTTGAGACCACACAGAAATATATGCACCTTGCTCCGGGTGCTCTCGATGAAGTCACAGCGCTACTCGGATAGCGTTCAACAGGTGTCGAATAGTTCGACGTTTTTTATTCGACACCCACCTAACCCATTGTAATACAACAATATTATTATTCGACATTCCTCTTGACTTATTCCATGCTAAGTCCTATTTATTCCCTACACGACGAACACGCCGCTATCTACTGCTGAATTTCTCAGCGTTATCAGTGGTGGGTGTAACTTTAATACGTGCCCTACATCGAACACAAGGAGACATACCGTTGAACATCTTTTTCCTTTCGCCAAACCCACGCCGCTGCGCTGAACAGCACTGCGATAAGCACGTTGTGAAAATGATAATCGAATACGCCCAGCTACTTTCCACGGCGCACCACGTTATTGATGGTGATGCCGCACGTCCTGATATTTACCGCGTCACCCACAAAAACCACCCTAGTGCGGTCTGGGTGCGTCAATCTGCGGAGCATTACGGTTACGTCAAAGACCTGCTCGTGGAGCTGTGTGAGGAATACACGAGGAGATACGGCAAGGTCCACAAGACTGCACGTACCGTTATGCCAGCGCTCCTATTGCCCCCTAAGAACATGCCCATGAATGGCGGCTGGTCCAACCCACCCCAGTGTATGCCCGACGAATACAAGGCTGCGACTACCGTTCAGGCATACCGCACCTACTACCGTAGTGCCAAAGCACACTTCGCCAAGTGGTCCGCACCTGCTGCTGCCCCCGCTTGGTTTTAATACGTACCCTATAAGCCCCAGTCCCTCCCCTGAGATATACCTAAGGAGTTATCTAATGTCCCTGAACGATGTAACTGCCAACTACCTCCAGACACTTATCGTTGCCTATGAGGGCATCGCTAGTGTGGATGATGTTGTAGAACAGCTTGAGAATGAGGAGCGTATCAAAGCCCTCGGATATTCAAAGTCCATGAAGAACCATGAGAAGGGGGCTAAGGCTGGTCACTACTCCGCCACCAAGACGGGGAAGTGGGTCATGTCTCACACAGTAGCTGCGCTTAGTGCGAAACTAGATGCGGTACAGGTGGAGCTGTCTGGCAAGCGTGGTCCCCGCAACGTATTCCTGAAGCTCTTTGACCTGAACCTTGACACTGATCAACTTGCCTACCTCACGATCAAGGCAACGATCGACAAGATGATGGGATCCCTCGGCAAGCGTGGCGGCGTCAATACGGTCTCCCGCATGTCCGTGCAAACGGCGGTCATGAAGTCCATCGTCAATGAGGCGGAGCTTTACCTCGCTCAACAGGCTTCCCAACATTCCTTCAACAACGCCATGCAGCAGATCAAAGACGGGAACCTTGGAGGCGACCGGGCTATGAAAGCAGTACAACGCCGTATGGCGCACCACGGGGTTGAATACAAAGAGGTCGCCCTGTCTACGCCTGAGAAGCGAGCTATTGGTATTCACCTCCTTACTTACCTGATCGAAAGCACTGGCATCATTGAGCAGGTGCATGACGTGGTAACAGTGCGAACCTCGAAGGACTACAAGGATAAGTCTGAACTGTTCTATTCGTTCACCACTGAGTTCGTGGAAAAGCTGATGCGGACTGAGGAAGCTATTTCCCTGCGTGAAGCACGCCATGAACCAATGCTGGTACGCCCAGTGCCGTGGTCTTACGACAACATGCAGCACGGTCCTTACCTCCACCCACTCACGAACCAGTATCCGCTGGTCAAGCGTTTTAACAAGAACTATCAGCAGGAACTACAGAACTCCGAGAAGTCTCAGGTTCTGATCGACACCGTGAACGCAATCCAAGATGTTCCCTACATGGTTAATGAGTACGTGCTGGATGCAGTGCGGTGGGCTGACGATCATGACGACAATATCGGTGGCCTCCCTCCACGGGAACAACTTGAGTACCCCCAGTGGGACGAAGAGTACCGTAAGGACAAGACCGCTGTGGCTGAATGGCGGGAAGCATTCGTGAAGGTCCAGAAGACAAACGCTCAACGTGTGTCCCAAGGATACGCCCTCGCGTGTACCCTCGACAGTGCCAAACGCTACGTGGGGCGTCCTCTCTGGTTCCCAGTGCAGCTGGACAATCGTGGCCGGGCATACCCGATGGCAACATATGGCCTCACTTACCAAGGCTCATCGTTTCAGAAGGCTTTGCTTCAGTCCTACGACGCAGTGCCAATCGAGACGCAAGAACAGCTGGACGCCCTCTACATCCAGTGCGCAACTGAAGGTGAGTTTGATGGTGTAGACAAGGCGTCGTTCGACGTGCGCATTCAGTGGGTCAAAGACAACCTTGACGACATCATCACCGCTGGCACGAACTTCCGTGACAACTGGGGTTGGTGGTCTGAGGCTGCTGATGGCAAGCCGTTCATGTTCCTCGCTGCATGTCGTGCTATCGCTGAGTTTCACCGTACTGGCTGGGGCTACGAGTGCCGCCTGTTTGCCTACGAGGATGCTACTTGTTCCGGCATTCAGGTTTACAGCGCCCTACTGCGTGATGAACGTGGCGGCTTCAACGTAAACCTAGTACCCGGCCACGACCGACAGGACATCTATGGTCTCGCTGCGCAAGAGGCAGTGCGGATCATGGAAGAGCGTACCGACCTGACATATGAGGAAGAGCAGTACAGGAAGGTCTTGATTGCCTACGGTATCCCTCGCGGTGCCACCAAACGGCAAACTATGACCAAGCCGTACAACTCGAAGCAGCGTTCCTGTTTTGAATACACCCTTGAGTGGTGCATCAAGCAGGAAAAGAATGGGCTGGTCGCTCCTGACCTTGGCGTGAACGAGAACGGGAACCCCGTGGGTACCATGTTCAAGATGGCACAGTTTCTGTCTAAGGCTATCTGGCAAGCCATCGAGAAGGTAGCACCGAAACCTTGTGAGGCCATGTCTTGGATCGAAACGGTCACTAAGATGACCATCAACGCACGTCCGGGCGCACCCCTTCAGTGGTCCCTGCCGGACGGTATGGTGTGCGTTATTGATAAGCAAAAGCAGGACGGTGATTTCATCAAGACGAACATCAACGGACAACAGGTAAAACAGAGGGTCTTGAAGGACAACGGAAAGCAGGACGCTGTGAAGCACGGCAACGCTGCACCGCCGAACTTCGTCCACTCTCTCGACGCCCTGCACCTCCGTGAGGCTGCTAGACTGTGGGAAGACAAGTGTGCCGCTAAGGGCCGCAAGCCGATCTACACGTTTGTCCACGACAGTTTCGGTGTCCCTGCTGCGGATATGCCAGAGTTCCACAGGTGCATCCGCGAGGCGTTTGTCCGTCTCTACACTGAGTATGACCTCCTTGGCGGTTTCATCGAGAGTATGCAGGAGATTGCTGGCCCTGACGTTGTGTTCCCTGAGCGCCCTGCTCTGGGTTGCTTGGACATCTCTGGTGTTCTGGATAGTGAGTTTTTCTTCTCATAAGTATTCCCGCTATGAGCACTAACCGTCAAATTAATGCGTACCCTATAAGCCCAAAGAACTTCCCTAACAAACTAAGAAAGGAAAATCACCAATGGCAAACCAAGTAAAAATCAACCTCCCCAAGGGTGTCGCACGGTTCCCCTCACTGGCCCGTCCTGACACTAAGTTCAACGAGCTGGGGATTTACAAGGCAAACGTCGCCGTTCCTGTTGAGGAAGCCGAAGCCACGATGAAGAAGTTGCAGGCTATCGCCAAAGAAGAACTCGGCAAGGCGCTTCCAAAGTCCGACAACATGCTCTGGAAGATGGAGATTGACGATAACGGCGATGAAACCGGGATGGTTATGTTCAAGGCTACCGTCAAGAACATCCGTAAGAAAGACGGTGAAATCTGGGACCGCAAGCCAGTGCAGTATGACACTGAGCTGAACCGTGTTAACGAAATCATCTACGGTGGCTCTGAGCTGATCGTAGCGTGTGACGTTCGGGTCTGGGAATACTCCGGTAAGAAGGGTCTCACCCTCCAGCCTACGGCGGTACAAATCCACAAGCTAGTCTCCCCGTCCGGCGGTGCTGATAATCCGTTTGAGAAGGCTGAAGGTGGTTACGTCTCTGATGGTCCCTCCTTCGCATCGGATGCACCTGCGGATGTAACTGTCGAAGATGACGTAGACGACATCGAGGACTTCTAAAATGGCTAACCGTCTCCAGCGTGCATACGCTGACCGGCGGGGTGTCAAAGAGGGCTACCGTAGTGGCCTAGAATTAGACGTGGCTACCTTCCTGACGGAGGGTGGCCATGACTTCGTTTACGAGCCTCAAGACCAGAAGGCTCGATACCTCGTCCCGGCAGTATACAAATTGTACCTGCCAGACTTCGTACTCCCCAACGGTATCATCATCGAGACCAAAGGGCAGTTTACCTCAGCCGACCGCAAGAAACATCTGCTGATCAAGGCGTCTTGCCCTGAGCTGGACATCCGTTTTGTATTCAACAATCCGAATACCAAGATCGGTAAGAAGTCCAGCACCAGTTACGGCATGTGGTGTGAGAAGCACGGCTTCCTCTATCACAAGTTCCACAAGAACAACCCCGTCCCTGAGGAGTGGCTGCATGAGTAGCGGCTACACGGTGTATCACAGGGCTGAGCCGTGGACCGCTCGACGTAAGACGACTGACAAGATCATCGTACACGCACGCAGTAAGTTCACGTCAGCCCTCGATATTGACACTGACTTTCGGAAGCGTGGCTTCTTCTGTTGTGGGCTGCACTACGTGCTCAATGGTTCCGGCGTGTCCGTCATGAGACACCCCGAGAGCATTGGCGCATGGTTTGAAGACTACGACCAAACGGCAGTCTACGTGGCTGTCCTTGGGTATGACGGTAAGTCCGAACTCCCAGCTGTACTTGAGGGGCCTCTGGTGTCCCTCCTGAATGATCTCTCCGCTCGGTACCCCGACGCTGAGATCGTGTCCGCCCCTCTCCTGATGAAACTGGAGGGCGCTGAACCCTTCAACAACTTCATCGAGGAGAGAAATGGAAAACGAAGAAAGTAACCTGCTGTTCAAGGGGAGCTGCGACAACTGCGGCTCCTCTGATGGCAACGCACATTATGACGACGGCCACGCATTCTGCTTTGTGTGCAATACGCGCACGACTGAGAGCGGGATAGGAACCTCAACCCAGCAACAACAGAAAGGAGGCAATAACATGGACTTACTTCGTGGTGAGTACAAAGCGCTCGGCAAACGTCAGCTGACGGAAGAAACTGTCCGCAAGTTCGGCTACCATGTAGCTAAGATGAACGGAGAGACGGTTCAGGTTGCCGACTACAAACGAGACGGAAAAGTTGTGGCCCAGAAGGTCCGCACTCCTTCTAAGGACTTCCGCATGTTGGGCGACAGCTCTCAGGCTGGCTTCTTCGGTCAGCACCTCCATGGCGGCAAGGACCGTATGCTGGTGGTAGTAGAGGGCGAGATCGACGCAATGTCACTCTCTCAGGCCCTCAACCACAAGCAAGCTGTCGTGTCCCTTAACGGCGGTGCCAGTTCTGCCGCACGTACCTTCCGCAAAGAGGCTGAGTTCCTTGAGCGGTTCGACCGTGTAGTCCTGATGTTCGATCAAGACGAGGCAGGGCAAGAGGCAGTCCAGAAGGCTGCTCCTCTGCTCCGTCCCGGTCAGGCGTTCATCGCCACGTGTCCCGCAAAGGACGCTAACGACGCCCTCATCTCCGGCAAACACGCTGAGTTGGTCAAGGCTGTCTGGGATGCCAATGAGTACCGCCCTGACGGTATCATCGACGCTGCTGACCTCTGGGAAGAAGTCACCAAAGTTGAGGTGTACGAACAACACCCTTACCCGTGGGCAGGTCTCAACGAGGTCACTCACGGTCTCCGCAAGGGCGAACTCGTAACAGTCACGTCAGGCTCCGGCATGGGCAAATCGTCCGTTGTCCGTGAGCTGATGTACGACCTCATCAAGAGCGGCTACAAAGTTGGCGGCATGTTCCTTGAAGAAAGCGTAAAGCGCACCGTGCAGGGTCTCATGGGTGTCCACGCTAACGTCCCCCTGCATCTCCATGGCTATGAAGTTGAGGAGAGTGTCATGAGAGAGGCGTTCGATGCCACCGCTGGAACAGGCCGGGTTATGTTGTACGACCACTTCGGTTCATCTGACATTGACGCCCTGATGTCCAAGATTGTCTACCTCTGTCAGCAGGGCTGCGACTTTGTGGTTCTCGACCACGTTTCGATGGTCGTGTCAGGCATTGGTGAAGGCGATGAGCGGCGTTTGATTGATAACCTCATGACCCAGCTGCGTACCATCGTGTCTCGTTTCGGCATCGGTATGATCGTTGTCAGTCACCTCAAGCGCCCTGAAGGTATCTCCCACGAAGAAGGTGGGCGCACCACCCTCGGACAACTCCGTGGCTCTGCTGCGATTGCTCAACTGTCCGACATATGTATTGGCCTTGAGCGCAATCAGCAGTCTGATGATCCCGCCCAGCGAAACCGTACCATCCTCCGAGTGTTGAAGAACCGTTACAGTGGTTCTACGGGACCAGCATGTCAGCTTGAGTATGACATCAACACCGGGCGTCTCTCTGAGGTGTCC